AGCGCCGGAGCTTCTCGGGCAGGTCCGGCCACCGCGCGAACATGGCTTGCAAGCCCTGCTTGTTTTCGTTCACGCAGGGCCAGCAGCCCACCCGGCTTGCGCCTTGGACGTACAAGGGGTTGGGGTCGAGGCCGAACTGCCGATGCAGCGCAAAAGTGTTCTGGGCTGACCAGTGCAAGATGGGGCGAAAGATCAACCGGTCGTACTGGCCGGGGTTCCGAACTCGCATCCAGCGCGGCAGTTTGGCCCGGTTGGCGCTTTCTGACCTGCGCTCACCCTGCCAGCTGACCACAGGCTCAACCGCCCGGATCGGCGCGAACACCTGGGTTTCGATGGGTTCGGCCTTGAGCCATTCCGTGCAGAACTGAGCGCGGCTGGACGGGAAGCGACCTTTCCAGATGCAAAGGTCCAGGAAGGGGATGCCGGTGGGGTGCAGCACGTCCAGCGCCGCCTGGATGATCTCATCCGCCACGCCTTCGGCCACCCATTTGGTTTGGACCAGCTCACGCTTGCGGGCAATTTGCCGCGTGAAGTCTGCCCGGACAACCTCGACCTTCGGGCCGCCGGTGCGTTCGTGCAGGCGCGAAATCCACTCATAGGTCTGTTCGTTCTCGTGGCCGGTGTCGGCGGTGACGGCCCGGAAAGGCCGCCCGCGCATCATGGCTAGGAGGTAACAGGCCGTGCTGTCCTTGCCGCCCGATATGTTGACGATGTGCTGCACTGTGGGGGTCCTCAAACTGGGGTGGTGGTTTTGTCGTGGTTCCAGCCGGAGGGCGGTTCTTCGATCATCTGCCAGATCTGATAGTCCTCGCGGCTCGACCATCCGGCGTCATCGCCCTCAACGGTTTTGAGCTCGCCGGTCTCACCGTCGAAACGGCCAGCGACTACATACCACTCGACGAACTTACGCGTGATGCTGTCGATCGTCGGCGTTGCAATCAGAATGAGTGTGTCTGCCGGGGCGTTTTCGGTGTCGGTTCTCCAAGTCATAATCGGGTCGCTTCCTGTGTCTGGTGTCCGTCGCTGCCCCTGGGGTGCACCAGGGGCAGAAAGAGGCATCAGAGGAACTTGTTGCGGTTCAGCCGGCGTTCGATGGCGTCGGCGATGGTGAAGGTCAGGGCGAGGCCTGCGCCGGTGCCCAGGCCAAAGTCCAGGCCAACGGCGGCGATGGTGAGAACTCCGCTCATGGTCAGCGTTCCTTCGGTTCGGGGCGCATACAGCAGATGGTCACGGTCTGCGATCCATCCGGGTTATCGACCACTGTCACGCCCTGGTCCGGGCCGTCGCTGCCGGGTTGAGGCATGGTGGGGCGATCGTCGCCATCATCGTGCGGCACATGCGGCTGCGCCTGGGGATCACAGGCGGCGACGCCTGCGACCAGGGCCACAATCAGGGTGGCGCGGGTAAGAGGTTTGGGGATCATCGTTCTATCCTTCGGTTGGTTGCTCGTAGGTTTTCCAGGACCAGTAGTTTTTGCGGGCCTCGGCCAGTTGGTCGGCATAGATGGCTTCGATCGGGCGAGGGATGCGGCCGAGGCCGTTGCAGTGGTTGCATTCGACCTTGCCGGGGCCTGCCCATTTGCGGGCGGACGCCTCTTCCCGTCGCAGCTCGCAGGCCGGGCAGGGTGTACCGTTCCCATGAAGTGTCGGATCTGGCTGCGTTGGGTCGCGCAAGGGGCCCCTCCGTCATTCGAGCCCGGGACGGGCGCGAAAACTGCGCCCGTCCCGGGCAACCCGTCCGTGAGTGTGGGTGGCGGGTGTGTTCAAAAGGGCCGCGTCTGGAACGCCCCGGCCAAGTGCCCCACGACCACGGCAGGAAGAGCAGTTCCTGACATCATGAGGGGCGAGGTAAGTCATGCGGCCACCGCGTCGAGCTGGGCCAGTTCCTGGGTGGCGAGGCGGCGAATTTCAGCGTCGCGGCTGTCGGCGAGGATGGTCTTGCAAGCCTGGCGCAGGCGCCATGCCTCGATCGGCCCGGTGACACCCAGGATGGCCTCGGCGTCGATCAGGCCTTGCAGCCGATCGGCTTCGCGGCCAGCGCATTTGATCCACATGCGCACGCATTCGTCGGGGGTGGTTCCGAAGGCAAAAACACCCTGGGCCTTAAGCTCGTAGTTCTGGCTGTCCCAGGTGTTGGCGTTCTCGGGCGTGTGGGCAAAGCCGCCGGTCGCCAGTGCGATCTTCGTCAGCGTGTCGAACCTGACCTCGGCGGGCAGGCGCTTCAACGCCTCGACGTTCTGGATCAGAGTGTCGCGATCTTTCATCATCACCACCCCCGCGCGGCAATGGCCGACATGTTGGGGGTTGCATGAAGTCGGGCGGCTTGGGCCACACCCGAAATGATGCAGAGGCTGGCCACGAGGATCAGGAAGCAGGCAGCCAGCCATGCCCAGGCTTTCCGCAGCGCGCGCGCCAGGCGGTCGGCCCGGACCTCACGATTATACTCTTGGGCGATTTGGGGGATGTTGGGTGCAACGGGCATATTCGACCTCCGAGGAAAGTGTCGTCGGAGGTCGAATATCACCCTAAAAGGTGAAAAACAACCCTAAGAGTGCCAAAATAACCCCAAAGGGTGAAATAGGTGGGTGTACGGAGTGCCCTTGCGTGAGGGATCGTACAAGAAATTGGAGTTGTCAGGCTACATTTGTCAGCGGCATCTCGATGACGCAGCTGCGTGATCCGTCCGGGAGTTTGACTGTGGGCCCTAGGCGATCTGTGGGCAGCCCCTCGGAGCGAAGCCAGCGAATAAATGCAGGTGGCATCAAGGCAATTAGCCGGTTGATGCCGCGTCGTTTGGCTTCGTGTGCCAAGGCTTGGGCATTCAGGCTCAACGCCCTATTCCGCTCGTCATGTGGGAGCGATGGGTTAGCGGTGAAGCGAGTTGCCTCCCATGTGTCGGTATCTTGCGGGGGGTCTTGCAGTATTGTGTCGGGAATTCCATCTAGCAGGCCCTTCGCAGCGTCTTTGATCATGTAAGACCAAAGCGGCGCCTGAATGGCGCAGGGGTTCATGCGCGAAGCTGCCAGGACATGGCCTTCGTGATGGGTGATGACATAGACCGTCTCCGGCGTGTCGTATTGGTCCCACTCCGCGGTTGAGTTGTGGGGAACGTTCCAGCCCATCTCATCGACAAATAGTGCCTTGCGGATCATATGGTGTTGGTACCAGAGATCGCCGTGAAGGTGGATTGTTGCCCAGGTAATGATCGCGGTTTGCATTTCCTTGCCTCCGAATTAACCGGGGGCAGGATGCCACTACCGCGATGCGTGTGCCTCTAGTTTGTTGGGTGAATGGTCAGCCCCGCGCAAGCGCAGACGTTTACCACAGCCATGAAGCTATTCACGCCGATGTGCCGCTGGATGAAGGATTTCCGTTGCTTAACGGTATCCACAGAAATTTGCATGATTTCTGCGACTTCCTTTGCAAGGTGGCCGTTAGCGAAGAGAAAGACCAGATCCTTTTGCGTTAATGTAAGGGATTGGGCCCGTGCCATCAGGTTTTCGAGGTGCATTTCTCGCAGCGCGCGAATCGCCCCCTTTCGGGCGACTTCGCTAACGGTCTGTGAGGTGGACAGTCCCGCCACGCATCGGTTGCCTGCAATTTCGGTCGCAAGTACGAGGCCGGAGCGAATCCCATAATCGGATGCTGCCTTCAGGACATGTGACTCGCTCTGATCGAGAGAGGGCCATTCGGTAACGCCCAGCTTGGTCAAGCCGGTTGTGACAACCGGGTCTCGCATCATCCAATCATTGGCAAAATAGGTTTCCTGCCAGTCTGAGCGGTAGGTGGATGCAATGTCGACCTTGCCGGATTTGAAGTCGCCGATGCCAATAGCCAGGCCCGTTGTTGCTATGTCGGAAATGGTCTCTGGAATATTGTCTCGAATGTTCATGTGCAACGCCCTATTTCACCTTATAGGGTGAATATAGGCATTTAATGCTTTACGCGCAAGTTGAGGTGGTGCAGGTTGCAAACAATATTCGTTAAGGATGAGTAATTGAAATGACCACGCCGAACACGAGCGAAGCGAAGCGTAACCTCACAGTATTGGTCAGCCGCCTAGAGGAAGACCAGGCGCGTAAACTGCTTTCTCGTTGGGGTGGAGAGGCTGATCAGCCTTCGGAAGAAAACTTGGTGCGCAAGCGCTCCAATTCTTCCTGCGCCTGATCGTCGGTCATACCGTCAATCAGTTCATAAAGCTCGTTTTTGGTCGTGCTGAATGGATTGTCCGAATCCAGGACCAGTGAACTCGCAAGTCCAAGCTCGCTGCAAATGCGCTCCAGGGTGTCAGCTCGGATCTTGCCTGTTTCACCCTTTAGAAACTTCCGTAGAGTGTTGACTGCCAATCCAGCAGCGACGGCAACCTCGCTCGGGTTCCGCTCCTGTACGGCAATGATCGCTCGCAGGTTGCGTCGCCGCTTTCCCCAATCTGGTCCGGGCATTCCGATTCCTTTGCATTTTGCACAAAGGCATTATTTCACCCTATTGGGTGAAAATGAATATGCCAAAAGGTGTAATTGAAGCTTGTAAAGAGGAACGAAATAACCCTAAAAGGTGAAAACACACCTTTTAGGGGTAATCCGGTGACTGCAAACACTCAAGAGAATGGCCGCGTTCCCGACGCAGAAGAGTTCCGGTCTTGGTTAATCGAGGTCTTGGATGTTCTCGGTATCGCAGCATTTCGCTTGGCTTCTGAAAGTGGCGCGGCTGCCAACTCGGTTTCGAAGTTTGTAGGCCGGGATCAGCGGGACATTCGCATGAACACGGCGAAACGGTTGGTCGAGGGAAGTCGAAAGCTTGCAATATCCATGGGGAAGACGTTGCCGCCCCTGCCCGGTGGAGAGGATGTGGCCTTCGAAGAAGGGGCTACCGAATGACCTATGAGCCTGCCATCCCCATGGAAATCATTGGCGTTTACACTTGGACCGGCGTGGAATGGTTACCGGTCGGGGACGGTCGGCGTTCCATCCTCTTCCAGCCAGTTCCCTTCCTGGCCGCATTTGGTGATCCCATCGCGAAGTGCTGCCGCCAGGACTGGATTGAGCAGGATCATCATCTCTTCCCCGTGGCTGTTCACCACCAGCATGTTCATTCCGTTCCCAGCAGCCTGGATGTCGAAGGACACGAGGTTCACGCCCTGGACCATGTCTTCGACGTGCCGCGTCGTGGGTCGTTTAAGCAGCATGTCAGCTTTCCACCGCTGGAGTTCCTGGCGGGTGTAGGCGGGTGCGCGGCGGTTCCCGTTGCTGTTCGGCGTGTTCATGAGGCGCTTCTTTCGTTTGAGGGGGAGGCGTGATGATGGGCTTACTTCGGCAGGTAGGTGTCGATCGACATGTTGATCAGTTGCATGTCGATCTTGTCGAGGACGATATAGCCGTCCTTTGTATCGATGGAAGCCTCATAGACACGGGGGCGTGGGATCAGCGTTTCGCGATCTGGCATCTCGGGCCAGCCCATGAGGCAGTAGATGAACTGGCGTGGGCCAGCTGCGACAGTGAAGTGGACGGCCGTGGTCGTGTTTCGCAGCGTCTGACTTCCATGCTCCGTCCAACCACCTTCGGGCCAAGTGCTGCCGCGAATGATGTGAGCCTTCCCAAGCTGCGCGCTGGCAATTTCGGCGCAGACATGAACTCCAACGTCGCGGATCTCGTCGGTCAGGTGTTGAGCCGTCGCAGTGCTGGGCGTGGCCAAAAGAGCCAAGGCAATCAACCACTTCATTCTCAAATCTCCGAATCTCTCAATGCTGGTGGCGACGGTATCCGTCTGGCCCCGGCAATGTCCAGCGCGCGCGGTATCTGGGTCGGCTGCCGCGCGCCTGGTGGCGGTGGCACGCGAAGTCTGACGCGCGCCACCGCCAAACCAGTTCCCATGCGGCGCGGGGTTATGCGTCGTTCCTCCCTGCCGGGGGGCGCGACCCTCCTCCCCAAGCCCCCCGGCGCACCGGAGGAGGTGGCGGCATGAGCCAGCACGGGTATTCGATCAAGGTGAACGGTAGCGGCTATGCCGTGTTCGACGGGGAAGAACGGGTCTCGGGCACCGTGGGCTCGCACTGGTTGGCCGAAGACCATCTCGACAAGCTGATCCGCCAAGGACAGATGCAAGATCGCGCCTGCCTCACCTGCGGTGAGGTCTTCCCCAGCGAGGGGAAACACAACCGGATGTGTGACGGGTGCCGCGAAAAGTCGAGGGACATGGTATGAGCGGCAATCGTTCAACCGCTGTCCGGCAGCAGCGCTTCGAGGCGCCCGATAGCCTGGATGATTTCCCCACGCCGCCGTGGGCCACGCGCGCGCTGTGTGAAAAGCTACAGCAGGCCGGGGAAGATCTGGCATCCCAAACGGTTTGGGAACCCTGCTGCAACCGGGGCCACATGGCCCAGCCCCTGGCCGAGGTCTTCGGCCGTGTTCACGCCACCGATGTTGCCGATTACGGCTGGGATGGGCAGGACGCGGTCTGCGATTTCCTGATCGATTGGGGGCTGGATGATCCCGAGGCTGACTGGATCTTCGCCAATCCGCCGTTTCGCCTGGGCCTTGAGTTCATCCAGCAGGGGTTGAGGCTTGCCCGGCGCGGCGTCGCCGTCTTTGTGCGCACCGCCTTCGTGGAAGGGCAGGAGCGCTATGACGAGCTGTTCAAGGACACACCGGAGGCGGTGTTCCTGCCCTTTGTCGAGCGGGTGGTGCTTTGGAAGGGGGTCTTGCTGGACCCGGATGTGCCGATCCGCCGCTGGAAGGAAAAGGAGCAGGCATTCGAGATCGAAAAGCCGACCTCGGCCACCAGCTATTGCTGGCTCGTGTTTCGCCATGATCACGAGGGCCTTGGCGCCGTCGATCGCATTGCGCCCTGCCGCCATCGCCTGACCCGCCCGGGGGATTACCCGCCGCTGCCCGCGCATCTGCGCCCCGAGATCGAGGGGGGATTTCTGTGACCGAACGCTCCCCGACCATCGCCTTTGGCTTGCACGCCTCGGCCGTGGCCCTGAAAGCCAAGATGGGGCGTGTCCTGGTGCGCGACCGGCTGGAGCTGCTGGCGGTGACGCTGGAATGGGTGCCCGAGGACGAGCTGGCCCGCGAGGCCGTGCTGTCCTTCAACAAGATCGTGCAGACGGACCAGGTGATCGCAGGCGCGGCACTTCAGGTCTTCCTGGAAGTCTGGCTGCCGGAGGTTGAGCCACGCCGGGCCGAAGAGGTTCTGGTCGAGATCGAGGCTGAAGGCCACCAATACGAATGGCAGCGGAGGGCGGATCTTCAATGAGTGAGTTTCGCCGCAAAGCCGTGGATTGCCTGGTCGCCGTGTGTGCGACCCTTGTCTTGACCGACCGGGACGAAAATTTCCTGATGTGGTTGGAGATACTGCGCGAGGTGTTGCCCGACTGTGAGGACTGCCCCGATCCGGTCATCCCTCTGCGCGTCGCGGCCGAGGCGCTGGTTGAGGTCAAGGCAGGTGTTGACCGTACCTCGGCCATGCTGCGTTTGCGGATCGAGGTGCGCAACTACTACCGGGTGGCGGCCGCCTATCGGCATGAGGCCTACCGGGTCGCGATTGGCGCGCAGGTGGTGGAATGACCGGGTTTCGTGAAGATCCCCGCCTGGCCGAGGCCAAGGTGATGCCGGTACAGGAGGTAGTCGACCGCCTGGGCATCGTAGGGCTGACGCGGACCAGCGGCGAGCTGGTTGGCCCGTGCCCCTGTTGCGGTTCAGCTGGACACAATCCGAAGAGCGGCCCGCCCGATCGCTTCGGAATCAACCTGCGCAGCAGCAAGTTCCAGTGCCGGAAATGCGGCATCAAGGGTGGCGATCAGGTCGCCCTGGTTCAGGAGGTTCTGGGCAAGGACTTCAAGCCTGCTCTGGACTGGCTCCGTGGCGAGGCCCCGGCCTCGATCGACCCGGAAGAGCTCGCCCGCCGTAAAGCCCGCGCGGAGGCAAAGCAGCGCGAACAGGACGAGGCGTCAGCCAAGTATCGAGAGCGTGCGATCGAGAGCGCGCGGATCATCTGGAAGAAGGCCCGGCCCGGTCACCTTGGCGTTGTACGCGCCTATCTGCTGGCGCGCGGCATTCCGGCTGATCGGCTGCCGGTGATCCCGGAGGCCCTGCGTTTCATCGTTGATCATCCCTACGTGAAGAAGGTGGGCAGAGAATACGTCACCTTTCATCGTGGCCCGTGCATGATCGCGGGCATCCTGTCCCCCGGCGGCGACCTGGTTGCCGTTCACCAGACCTGGGTCGATCGAGAGCCGCCTCATGGCAAGGCCAGGATCAGTTTCCAAGGCAAGGAACAACCGGCCAAGCTGGTTCGTGGCTCGAAAAAGGGCGGCGCGATCTGCCTGCACACACCCAAGGGCGCCGACACGTTGGTGATGGGGGAGGGGATCGAGACCACGCTGTCGGCGATGGTCGCCCAGCCTTTCCCGAACGCCGCCTACTGGGCGGGGGTCGACCTGGGCAACATGGCTGGCCGCGCATTGCGTGGTCCTGGCCTGAAATACGCAGGCAAGCCGGACATGACCGACCGCGAGGCCTTCGTGCCGCCCGCGTGGGTCAAGCGCTTGGTCTTTATCATGGATGGCGATAGCGAGCCGCGCGCGACGCGCCACAAGCTGGAATGCGGCCTGCGCCGCGCCATGGCCGTTCGGCCGGGACTGGAGGGAAAGATCGTGTCGGCCGGGCAGGGGGTCGACCTGAATGATGTGTTGATGGGAGGAGCAGGCAAGTGACAGGCAATGTTGAAGATGTCCGGGCCCGGTTCGATGAGGCGGAGAGCGGTTCGCCGGCCGATGACCTGGAGTGGCTGCCGGAAGCGGCCAGCCGGGAGGGTACGCCGCCACCCCGCACCCCGGATGAAGGTGGCCACGAGGATGAGCCCCCCCCGGAGGCAATCGGGGCGGCTTTCCCGCTAAACGATACGGGAAACTCGCTGCGCTTTGCTCACTATGAGGGTGACAACGCAATGAATATCCCGCGTGTCGGCTGGCATATTTGGGACGACAAGCGGTGGGCGCTGGACCCGGATGGCATCGCTGTTCGCCGCCGCGCGCAGACCATCCATGAGCGCATTGAAAAGGAAATACCGTACCTGATCCTCACGGGGGCTGAGCAGCGCCGGGTTGACCGCATCGAGTTCATCCGGTCGGAGCTGCGTGCCTTGCCGCGTGACACTTCCGACCTGTCGGAGGAAGAGCGGGAAAAGAAAGGCGAATTGCAATCCGAGATGGACGAGCTGAACGCCGCACTATGGGGGCGCGGCTCGACCAGGCAGAGGCACAAAACCTTCGCCAAGTCGGCTGGCAACAGCGGCGCGATCAAGAACATGCTGACGGAAGCGGTCACATCGCTTTCGCGCGACGTGAAGGACCTGGATGCCGATCCTTACACCGTGAACACCGAAACGGGCATCCTGCGGTTCAAGGTCACGGACCTGCGTGAGGATGGTGCGGGCAAGGTCGCTGATATGCGCCTGGAAGACCACGCGCGCGAGGTCCAGATCGAGGGGCGCAATCGCGTCCAATACATCACCAAGATGATGCCGGTCGAGTATGACCCGGACGCCAAGTGCCCGCGGTTCGATGCGTTCCTGGCGCGTGTGCAGCCGGATCAGGAGATGCGCGAGTTCCTACAGCGCTGGTTTGGCCTGTCCATGACCGCGTTGCCCATCCAGAAGTTCCTCTATTGCTATGGCATGGGCGCAAACGGCAAGTCCCTGCTGGCCAACCTGATGCGCCGGATGCTGGGCGACTACGCCACGATGGTGAAGATCGAGAGCCTGACCGGCAAAAACCGGAAATCCGGCTCGGACGCAACGCCAGACCTGATGAAGCTGATCGGCGCGCGCGCGGCGATCACCAATGAGCCCGAAGAGGGCGAGCGTTTGCAGGAGCAGAAGGTCAAGGAAATGACCGGCGGCGACGCAATGCTGGTCCGCAACCTGCACAGCGACTTTGTGGAGTTCACCCCCTATTTCAAGTTGACCTTCACCGGCAACCACAAGCTGGAGATCCGGGGCACGGATGATGGGATCTGGCGGCGCCCGCTGCTCTGCCCCTTCGATGTGCAGATCCCCGAGGGTGAGCGTGACGAAAAGCTGGGCGACATCCTCTTCGAGGAAGAACGCAGCGGCATCCTGAACTGGATGATCGAGGGGTTGATGGACTACCTGGAGGGTGGCCTGCAAGAGCCCGCCCAGGTGTTGGAGGCGACCGAGGAATACCGCAAGGACAGCGATCCGATCGGGGATTTCCTTGCGACGGACTGCGAGATGGATGGCGGCACCGACTGGACCTCCGCCAAGGATCTGATTGACGCCTGTTACCTGTACCAGCTTGTCAACAATGCCGCCGCGTGGACGCCTGGCGTCCTGTCGCGCAAACTCAAGGAGCGGAGTGGAAAATACCACCACCCGGCCACTGGCAAGACCTACACGCGCCACAAGCGCGGCGTGTGGGGTTACATGGGGCTGCGTCTGACCGATGACATGCGCACCAGGCTCGACAAGGCCGAGCGCGACAGCAAGGGCCTCCCCCTGCCGCCTAAGGACGAGCAGGCCGCCACTCGCGACGGTTTCCCAACGTGACGCGCAGGGCGGCATATCACACGCCTGCCGCCCGCACCCCGCACCCCCTTACCTTCCTTCGGAATGAATTAGGGCCTATTGGGCCCAACTCCGTCAGTCAGGGCCCGATGCGCCTGAACCGGGGTCTGGGGGAAACTGCGCGTTATCAACGTGTTGCGCGGCATTTCGGGCCGAAAGGGCCCAAAGGGCCCAAATCTGCCGGGTACACGCGCGCGACGTGGAAACCGGGGTTTGGGGTTGGAAAAGCTTTCCGCGTAGACTGGTGGGCTTTTGGCCCATTCGGCCCTATCGGCCCTGATCCGCCAAATTGCCTCATGATTTCAGCACGATACAGCCTCCGGTTCATTCCCGGATTTGGGCCCATTGTCTGTGCTGTTCGGCCCTATCGGCCCTCTAAATACACACCGAAATCAACATCTTGCTTTCTGAAAAGCAAAAACAACAAGGTCTAGATAATGGAGATGGAAATGATGGCGCAGGCAGTGAAAACGAGCGGTGCAGTGCGGGCTGGGCGCAAGGTGCAGATCTCTATCAAAGAGCTGCTGGCCTGGGCCTTTCAGCGTGAGTTGGCCAGCCTCGACTTCAACGAGGTGTCGACCGAGGCAGGTCAAAGGCCGGGTGTTGGGATCGAATGGATCATGATGCAGCAGGCCAAGCTCGGGGTGACGATTGATGGCGGTGGTCGGTCAGACCCGCACTCGGATGCCGACATCGTGGCCTCGGCTCTGGCGTCCTTACCGGAGAACCATGGTGGGCGGCGCATGGCGATCTGGATTGCCGAACTGGCCCGCGCCGGGCGTGAGCCGGACTGGATGCCCGATGCCCGCCCGGCCTGCACGCCAGTCGAATGGAAGCGCTGCAAGCACGGCACGTTCGCCGCGCGTGAGTTCTACACCGGCCCCGGCCGATGGCCCTCGCCTGTTCTGACCGGGGAGAAGGATGGCTATGCCTGCCCGGTCACCTACACCGACACGGTGGCAGATGTGGCTCGGGCACACCGCGCATACCTGGGCTGGCGTTCCGCCTTGCATGAGCTGGCCCACAACCTGCGCACGGGCGACCCGTTGACCGGCTTCGCGGTGACCTTGGAACTGCCCCCGGTCGCGCCATGGCAAAATAGGTCTTGACTTAAATCTCAGTCTGTTGACATTCTGCCAGCGAACCGAACTGCGCCCGGACGGATGGACCCGCCCGGGCGCTTCGCGTTTCAGGATCATCGAACATGGCAAGACTGAAGACGTTGAAGCCCAGGCTGGGCACGGCGCGGTCTCGGCTGGGCAATAGCCCGTCGAGTGAGCGTGACCGATCGAGACAGCGGGACAAGTCCGCGCCGTGGCGCGCTTGGTACAAGACCGCGCGCTGGCAACGGCTGCGCAAGAAGATCCTGGCGCGTGACCAGTACCAATGCCAGGTGACCGGGGATCTGCTGATCGGCACGCACCCGGCGCCGAACAGCCCGGTGGTTGACCACAAGGTGCCGCACCGGGGCGACGAGAAGCTGTTCTGGGACGAAGACAACCTGCAAGCGGTGTCGAAGAAGTACCACGACAGCGAGAAACAGAAACAGGAGTGGCGCGACCTGTCCTGACGGATAGTGTTGCGGAAAAAGCACAGGGGGGGGCAAAAAGTCCGAAATCCCCCCGGCGCTAGACCCGCTCTCCCCACATTCGGAGAATTTTTTTCTGTGGAACGGAAATTTGATCTCCTTGGCCACCCCATTCCCGAGAACTTCGGGAAGCCTGGTGCGAATGGTCACACTCCGACTGCGGAAACTACTAAGAAAGTCAGGGGGTTACTCGTCGCGGGGATGGGCAAGGGCGACATTGCCAAGGAAATGGGCCTGTCGGTTCCGACCTTGTCGAAGCATTATTTTCAAAACGGTCGGTTGAGCGTAAAGGCCGCCCGGAAAAAGGCTCGCGCCGCCCAGAGGGCAAAGCTGATGCTGCGCTTGGATGAAGCGGTGGACAAGGGCAATGTCGCGGCGATCAAAGAGATGCGACGCATCATTGAGGATGAAGAGCGTTCCGACCTCGCCGCTGACCTTGCCCAGGGTGTCACCGCACCGAAGAAATCCGAACGCCCAATGCCGAAGGGCAAGAAGGAAGAGCTACAGGCCCAAGCGGACCAGGCATGGGACGATCCGCTGTTTTCGGGGCGGCCCAACTAAATGGCGCTGGATTGGTCAACTGCGGTTCCTGACTGGAAAGACCGGATCAGGGACGGTCGATCGCTATTGCCGGAGCTGCCCCTGCATGACGCCCACGCGGAGCGGGCGCTTACGATCTTCAAGATGCTTCGCGCGCCGGACCTTGATGGCTTCCCGACCTATGGCGAGGTCTGCGACGAGTGGGTGTTCGACTTCGTGCGCTGCATCTTCGGGAGCTATGACCCGGAGCTGAAAAAGCGCTTCCTGAACGAGTTCTTCGTGATGATCCCGAAGAAGAACGGAAAGACGGCGATCGCTGCCGCCATCATCGTGGTGGCGAACATTCTGAACGAGAGCCCGGAGGCGCAGTTCATCCTGATCGCTCCGTCGATCGAGCTGGCGCGAAATGCGTTCGACCAGGCGGCGGGCATCATCAAGCGCACGCCGGAGATCACCAATCTGTTTTCTCCGCCACAGGAGACGCACCGGACGATCAAGAACCTGAACCGCAAGGTTCCGTCCAAGATCATGATCAAGGCGGCGGATGGCGATATCGTCACCGGCTTGAAGAACGCGACGGTGCTGATCGATGAGACGCACGTTTTTGCGAACCGGCCCGCCGCCAAGGGGATTTTTACAGAGATCCGGGGGGCTCTGTCCCACCCACAAAACAAGCACTTCCTGCTGCAAATCACCACGCAGTCGAAGAAGGCTCCGACCGGGGTCTTCAAATCCGAAGTCAGCTCGGCGCGCGCGGTTCGCGACGGCAAGCTTCAAATCCCGATGCTGGCACTGCTCTATGAATTGCCGCTGGACATGGTTGAGGATGGTGGCTGGAAAAATGAAAGCACCTGGCCGTTGGTCAACCCGCACATGGGGCGCAGCGTCTCGTTCGAGTTCCTACGGGGTCAGTTGCTCAAGGCCGAGGACGAAGGGCCGGAATCGCTGGAACTGCTGGCTAGTCAGCACTTCAACGTCGAAATCGGGACAGGGCAGGGTGATGAAGGATGGACGGCGCAGCGATATTGGGACAAGCAGGCTGATCCCTCTCTGACGTTGAAAGCTCTTCTGGAGCGCTCCGAGGTTTGCACGATCGGTATCGATGGTGGTGGCGACGATGACCTGTGTGGTCTTGTCGTGCTGGGGCGGGAGTTGGGAACCCGCAAGCTGCTGGCCTGGTGTCGTGCCTGGGCGCAGCCCGAGGTTTTGGTGCGCCGGAAGTCTATCGCGAATGACCTGCACGGGTTTGCTCGCGACGGAGACCTGGTAATTTGTGAAGAGGCGTTTCAACACGTTGAAGAAGTGGTCGACATCGTCCGCCAGGTGTTTGAGACGGGCCTCTTGCCCGAAGAAGAGGGGGTAGGCCTCGATAAGGCGGGTCTGCCAGAGTTGCTGGATGAGCTGGAACTGGCTGGCTTCGGCGAACCGTTGTCTTCTGGTGTCTTGCAAGGCTGGCGGCTTCAGAGCGCCATTCGCTCGCTTCCTCTGAGGCTGAAGGCGGACGCGATGGCCCACAGCGGACAGCCTGTTTTTTCCTGGTCGGTCTCGAACGCCAAAGTCGAGGTCGGCCGCAACAACCTCTATATGACCAAGGCTCATGCGGGGGTGGCAAAGATCGACGTGGTGATTGCCCTACTGAACGCGGCCATGTTGATGATCAACAATCCCGAGGCTCGTGGCGAAGACTCGGTACTTCTGGACATGGATGAGGTGGTGATCTGATGGCTTGGCCTTGGACACGAGAAGTCGAGATGCGAATTCTCGACGCGATCGACAATGGCCCGGGTGGCGGTGCCAAGGTTCGGATCTCGGCGGAAGATGCGCTAGGCGTCATGGCGGTCTTTGCGGCCATTCGAGTGATCTCCGAGGATGTTGCCAAGCTGCCCGCCGCGCTGAAGCGTGAAACCACCAAAGGGGTGGAAGTCGCGACCGGCGAACCGGAACACCGGATGCTGAGCCGCTTGGGCAAGGCGCCATCCGATGTCGATGATGGCTTCACCGCCATGGAGTGGATCGAGGCAATCGTCGCAAATGCTGCGTTTGAAGGTCGTGGTGTCGCGCACTTGAACCGGGTGGCTGGGAAGGCGCATGAGATTACGCCCATCCCGCGCGGTTCCTGGCGTGAAGAAGCGGGCAAATGGGAGATCATGTGGGAAAGCGGTCGGTGGGAGCAGGTTTCCCGCTCCGACCTTCTCGTGTTGCGCGGGCCGCAGCTCGGCGCGAATGTGACGCAGTTTGCCCGCCACGCCATCGACCTGGCTCAAAAGCTCGACAAGCTGATGATCGCGCTGGCGCGCAAAGGCGGTCGCGCGAGTGGCATCATCTCGACCGAGAAGCTGAACAGCAAAGACAAGGCTGAGAGGCTGATCGAGCGGATCAAGAAGTACTTCGGCCCCCAGGGTGATGGCGGCGTCATGCCTCTGGACCTCGGCCAGCTCCACTATCAGCGACTGTCCCTGTCGCCCGAAGAGCTTCAGCAGGACGAAACCTACTCGCGGGTGGTGAAGCAGATCGCCAGCGCCTATCGGGTTCAGCCCACCCGGCTGATGCTGGAAATGACCGAGCAGAACAACGCGAGCGCCTATCAATGGAACATCGCCCACGTAACCGACACGGTTCAGCCCTGGTCGAAACGTTTCTGCCAGAGCTTTGACAAGGATGTGCTGGGCAAGAAGCGGGTGGGCGAGGGCTTCTATTGCGATGTTGAGCTGAAAGGCCTTCTGCGCGGTTCTCCCAAGGAGCGGGCGGAGTTCCTGCTGAAGCTGCGCACGATGGCGGCTCTGTCGCCAAGGACCGTGGCCGAGTTGGAAGACATGCCCACGGACGGCCTGAGCAACGATCCGGCCCACCCACTGCTGACGAACCCGAACCCCGAAAAGGAAACCGAGAAGGAAGGTGACGATGAAACCGATGGTGATGACGATGAGTGACCGGCTGGCCCTCGCCCCCGAGCGCAAGTCGGCGATCGAAACCTCGCAGGGTCTGGTTTGCACCGAGTTCAAGGCGGCCAAGGGCGGCGTGATCGAGGGATACGGCGCGGTGTTCGGCAACATCGACAAGGGGCGCGATATTGTCGAACCCGGCGCCTTCAAGGACAGCCTGGCCGCCGGTGTGAAGCCCAAGATGCTGTGGCAGCATGATCCTTGGTCGCCGATTGGCATCTGGGACGAGGTCTCCGAAGACGAGACGGGCCTGCGCGTGAAAGGCCGCCTCCTGAAAGAGGTTGAGGCGGCGCGCGAGGCCCTTGCCCTGGTCGAAGCCGGGGCGATCGATGGGCTTTCGATCGGATATCGCACTCTGGAATACCGCGAGGCCGATATTGATGGCGCCAAGGTGCGCATCATCGAGAAAGCAGAACTTTGGGAAGTGTCTCTGGTGACC